TATGTTTGTGTTGGTTCGGCAAAAATTGTATCGGCAATTAATTCAATTTGTTTTGTTTCCGGATCCGAATATCTTTGAGATGTTTGAGATGATGAATATTGACCACCAACTTTGTTAAAAAACAATATATCTGAAATACTAATTACACCGTCAAGTGCTTGGATCTGTCTTCTAATGTCTGAAACATAAACATTTTCACCCATCTGTCTATTTCCTGGTGAAAAATATTTTGTTATGATGTCTATAATTTGTGTAACAAGTGATCCTTGATTTTGACTAGCGTCAAGTACAACATCAACAGTAACACCAAGATCAATTACATTTGCACTTTCAACCGAGATATAATCATTTATCATTCTATAGTTAGAAAGATAATTTGCTATATTTTGTTTTAATGTGTTTGAATTTATCTCAGTTAGTTTACCATCACTATCATATGATAACAATTTTATTTTAATTTTGTTGTTTTCTTCAGTGATTGTTACTTTTGCTGGAGCACCAAATTGTGATGGCATTGTTCTAATTATTGACTCATAATCATTTATAGTTACAGCTCTGTTTTGTGCTGCAAAGTTAAATGAAACCATTTGTCTTACTTCTTCTGAAGTTGGGTTATTAGCACCACCAATTGCGGCAGTTAAGTTATTACATCTTAAGGAGTTAACAACACTATTATTCGCACTTTGTGACGGTCCATTTACCGCAAAAGAAACCGTACCAATTTGGTTAATTACTCCAATACCTAAATTACTTGCTTGTCCTCCACCAACTCTATATTGAACGAACATAGTTGTGTTTGGTTTAAGAGTACTTCCAAGAGCAAGATTATTTGAGTACTTTGAGAGGTTAAACCCAACGCCGTCTCTTGTAAATTCTCTTAATTGATCTTCAGCTGATGTGTTACCACCACCAAATGTCATTTTAAAGAAACCTTCTGGTGTAAATTCTGTAATAAATTTATCACTTGTGTAGATATATTTTCCTACCTTTATACCTGGATTGTCAGAAACTTTAGTTGGGTCTTCAATAAAAACTCTATCTTCCATTAGGGCTTGTACTTCGTACCATCTATTATTTAATCCTAAAAATTCTTGAGGTTGTGGTATTGTTGTATATTGTGTTCCTTCTTTAATTAAAACACTTGTAACACCAAGTACATTTTTTTCTGGTAAAAACATTTCAAAGAATGGTCTAACATCACTTGCGGTTATTACTCTTTTAAAAACCTTTGTTGTACCATTAACAACAACTTCTCTTTTTGTGATTGTATAGTTGATGAGTTTACCGGTTGCATCAAAATTTGGAGTTTTAATTCTATTTGGAAATCCTTCTGCGTTTATAGCTGAAGCAAAATCAATATCATATACGGTTTCAAATGGTTGTCCACCACCATTAACTTGAGCTCCTCTTCTTAATATTCCACAATATCTTAAATCTTCTTTATCACCAAAAGCTGGAACCGTTATTGAAAAGTCAACAAGTGCTACAGAAGGTCTTTGACCTGGGATTTTAAGACCGTAAGTCCTTGCAATATTGTAAATGGATGATTTTTGTTGTGCATACTGTAGTACTGTTTCTTGGATACTTCTATCAATGTGAAACTGTAAATTGTCAGTTACAGCAGCATTTAAATCTAAAAGAACAGAAAAAATACCGGCATCATTAAAATTTTGTACAAGATCAGGATAGTATTGTCTTGTAAAATTTATAAGTTCGGTTCTTACTCCTTGGAAATCCCTTACCGTATAGGATATTTTTTTCTCTGCCATATCTTTTTATTAAATATTTAGAATTACAAAATCACTAGATTCAAGTGCGGTATTTGTAATTTTATAATCTATTCTTACTTTTGCTGTGTATTCTTTTTCAGACAAGCCAGGTACTCTATATTCTCTTGTACCATTTTCTGTAATGTAAGTTGCACCCGGATCTATATAATCGGCTGTTGCTGGTTTTATTTCAATATCGGTTATTTTAATTCCAGGTAAATACTGGCCAACGCTATCTCTAATTTCTGATTCAATCTCACTAAATGTTGGTCCATCAAGTGGTTCAAAAATATATTCATATAATCTAGTACCAAAATCTGGTAAAAAATATCTACTACCTTTTCTTGTTAACAATAAATGAATTAAACTTGATCTAATTTCATCATCAGTACTCTGTGTTGTCATTAAATATTTACCAACCATTGAGTCTTGAAAAGGAAAATTAATACCGTATGTTATTCCGTTAGCCATATTCAATAAATATAAAGATGTAAAATTTTATATAAATAAAAAAATCCTTACTTTCGTAAGGACTCTTTTAGGTTTGTACTACCCTTTTCATATAAGGGTTCATATGGACAATGTTTACATTTTGATCCACAACACTTACCCCTCTTTATATGATAAGATTCAGACATTACAATATTTCCAAATTTATCTTTATAAAAATCTGGTTCCGGAGTTTTTTTTGTCGTCTCCTGAACATATAGTTGTTGTATCCAATCTTTTGATGCGTTTACCGTCATTTTAATTTTGTTTTCTTTGGTTATAAAACGCTAACAATACTTGATATGTTAGCGTTATGTCATTACCCCAGGTTACTTTCATAATATTGGTTAAGTTTTTCACATTTCTCATATTCTTCAATTTTTAAAAAATAATTGTTAGTCTCATTAACAATTAAAAAATAATATTCCTTTTGTATATCCAGACATATTTCACCATTTAATATTTGTTCGTAGTAAATTCTATAAAGTATGTCGGTTGTTTCTTCTGCAAATTTTCTAAGTTTAGAATTTAATATCATTTTATTTAATTACTTATTTTTTATTTTCAACAACTAATTTACATACATTATAAAATTCTTCGTATGATAAATCCCTCTTCATAATATTAACATTTTTATGAACCCAAACAACATTAGATTCTATATAACCAATATTACTATCAATTCTTTCTAAAGACGCTGAACCATCATCAAAATTTATAGGTAAATTAGTATAATAACATAATCCATTTTGGTTTTCATATTTGTCTGACAATGTTTTTATATCTAAATTTACATTTATATTTCTATTTTTTGCACCTCTAATAATCCTAGATAATTTTTTTCCAGGTACTTTACCATAGCCTTTCCAGGCTGGATTCAACTCTTTAGGTCTAGATTGATTACAAGACTTACAACCTCTACTTGTTTGTTTTAATAGTGTAAAACAAGCAACATTATATACATTTCCACATTCACATCTACAAGAAATTTTGGCTTCACGATCCATAATAATGGTACCATCAATTACTTCGTATTTACCAAATTTTTGTCCTTTTTCAAATAAATTATGATATTTTGTTGTTCCTTTTTTTCCCATATTAATAAATATACCGAATAGTGAAAAAAAAACAATTAAATCACTATTCGGTAATATTTTTTATTAAACGATTTCACATCCTGACGCACCACAAGCAATTTCACCACTTAGGTCTGTATTGTCTTGTAATTCAATTACTTTTGTTAAATCAACGTTGGTTAGTGATTTTAATAATCTTTCATACTCTTCTTTAGTACAGTCTTGAAAAGGTGCTTGAGTATAAGTATGGTTTGAGTAAGGTAAAACTGATAATCCGTTATAGAATTTTCTGTTTTTCCACATCCAATCACCAACTAAATCCCACTCATCTTCTTTAATTGATACAGTTGCAGAAACATTATGAGTATTTTGTCCAGATCTGTGACCAGGTTTAATCCATTCTTGAGCTACTTTTTTAACTCTCTCTAACATTTGGAATACTGATTCGTATCTCAAAATAGATCCTTCCGGTGCTTTTTGCGGGATTGTAATTACCGCAGTATCGTGTGGACGGAAAAACTCATCTTCAACAAGTTCTGGGTGGTAGATTGAAAGGTATGAATAAATTGCCTCATTCTTTCCTACACGGATTCTTCTCAAATAATAATCATTGTGCCAAGCGTGGATTCCAGATGATGTACCAAGAACTAATGATGATGTCCCTGATGGTTTAACAGTTGTTGCTCTTGCGGCTTTGTTAATACCAATAAGACCAGCAACTCTTTCGTTTTCATCTTTAACTGCTTGAGCGGCTGCTTTCATATCATAACCAAGTACAACTCCTGATCCAATTCCAGTCATTCCAACACCAATAAGTGCGTCTTTTTCAGTTGTTCTTTTCCAAACATCTCTCAAGTAATGGAAATCAGTGTAACCAGCTTGTAGTGTTCCAATAAAGGCAGCACCTTTAACTCTTTCTTCAAAATCTTCTTGTGATTCAATATCTGATGCATTTACTTCACAAAGGTTACAGAATTGATAAGGGCGAAGTGCGATTTCACAACAAGGGTTGGTTCCCCAATCTTTATCGTTTGATAGATAAATTCCTGGTTCTCCAGCTCCGGAAAGTTCAATTCTCTTCCAAAGATCCATAAAGTATTCTTGTGTTACTTTATGACGAAGAAGAACTGCTGAGTTATTTGCTCTACCTCTTTGTG